TGATCGGCGTCTCCCCGTCGGCCCCGACCTCCGTCTACGCCGCCGAGATCGGCCCGGGCAGCGAGTGGTTTGCCATCAACTACCAGGACGCCTGGGAGGTGACGAACGACAACCGCACGTTTCGGCTCTCCAACCCGTCGGCAAGCCCGGTCACCTACGAGCTCTACGTCTTTGGCACTGCGGTGAGCCCCTGATGTCGTTTTCGCTGTCTGGACAAGTTCGGCTCGTGCCCGTGGTCACCGACACGCTGGCCACGACCACGCTCACCGACACGGTGACGATCCAGCAGGCTTTGAGCCTGTCCAACGGCACCGGCCCGGCCCAGGCCGACGGCTACTGGCGAGACGTGCGGACCGTCACCGGCACCGGCACCGACGTGGTCAACCTGGGCTCGCTGCCGGTCAACGTGTTCGGCGGCTCGAGCACGCTCTCGCTCGGCAGCCTGCGGCTGATCTACCTCCGCAACCGGGACGCCACCGGCACGCTCCTGTACTCGATCGGGGGCGGGGCGGCCAAGACGGCCCTGCCGCCCGGCGGCGTGTTTCTCTGGTCGGCCCCGACCGCCGGCCCGACCGGCCCCTGGCTCGACGGGCCGACCGGGATCTCCGTCCAGAACCTGGCCACGGGCCCGGTGCCATACGAAGTCGTCATCGCAGGAGTCAAGACATGATCGCAGAAGCGCCCCTTGCCGCCGGCAGCCAGTTCACCGACGTGGTGAACGCCGCCCGGGCCTACATCACGACCGCGAAGGTCGCCGCCCGCGACGGTCTGACGTGGGTGGAGTTCGGCGAGTTGCTGGTTGGCCTTCTGCGGCTCTGCACCTACACCGTGGACGTGCTCAACGTCCCGGGGGCGAGCAAGAAGGCCGCCGTGCTCGAGGCCGCCGCGGCCCTTTTCGACGCCTTGGCCCCGATGGCTGTGCCCGTCGTGGCCTACCCATTCTGGTTGATCGTTCGCCCCGCCGTCCGTGCCCTGGTGCTCGCGATCGCGAGCGGGGCGATCGAGCAGCTGCTGCCAGTTGTGAGGAGCAACCCATGACGACTCTCGCGCTGATCATCGCCGCGGCCCTGATCCTGGGGCACCGGGAGCTGCTGGCCTGGGGGCAGGCGCTCGCCGCCCGCATGCCGAAGATCGAGATCACCCGCACGCAAATGGCCGCTGCGGCGCTGCTGATCGCCGCCGTGGTCTCGTGGCACTGGGGGCAGGCGGTCACGCCCGCGCCGCCGCCCCCGCCCCCGGCCGGGCCGCTCGACCTGGCCGGCCTCTTCGCCGGCCAGCACGGGGCGGAGGACGCCGCCGTGGTGGCGGCCCTGACAGCCGAGCTGGCCGACGAGATCGAGTGGGACGGCAAGCAGGCCGAGCCGATCCTGAAGACCGGCGTGGCAGTAGACGACCTCCGGCGGCGGGCCCGCGAGCTGCGGTGCCGCGGCGTGTCGATCGGCCAACGGCAGCCGGCCGCCCGGGACGCGATCGCCCAGCACCTCGACCAGGCGGTCGGCACCGAAGGCGGTCCGCTGGACACTGACAAGCGGGTGGCGTGGGTGAAGGCGATGCGCGAGATCTCGGAGGCGGCCGCCAATGTCACGCGATGACGAGAAGATCCTGACCCGCATCCTGACGCTCGTCGTCGCCGGCCTGCTCACGGCGGTGGCGGCCCGCTACGTCCACCGGGCCCTCGATCGGGTCGAGACGGCCAACTTCGGCTACACGCCCAACCCGGCCGGGGTCCGCGAGTTCCTGGCCGAGCTGCCGAGGCCCTTCTTCGCCGACGCCGCGCCCGAGGCCATGGCCAAGGCCGAGCGGAAAGATACGTTCCTGTATCGCTCGATGGACCGCGCCCACCGGGCTCGGTACGGCAAGCCGTTCACGGCGTGGAAACAGGGCATCGGCGATTGTGTCAGTTTCGGCGCGGCCGGGGCCGTGTACTGCTCCGAAGCGATCTCGTGGGATCTCGGCCAGATGGCCGAGCCGCCGCTGCTGCCGAGCACCGAGGCGATTTACGGCGGCTCGCGCGTCGAGGCCCGGGGCAAGGACGGCAGGGGCACCTCGGCCGTGGGCGGCTGGTCCGACGGATCTTACGGCGGTGCCGCAGCCCGCTGGGTCCGCGACTGGGGCGTGGTCTACCGGCAGCCCTTCCCCGAGCTGGGCTACGACCTCACCACCTACTCCGCCGAGCGGGCTAAGCAGTGGGGAGCCTACGGCGCTGGCGGCCAGGGCGACAACGGCCGGCTTGACCAACTCGCGAAGGCTCACCCCGCCCGGTACGTCGTCGCCATTCGCACCTGGGAAGAGCTGGTCGCCGCCGTGACATCGGGCTTCCCTGTGACCATCGCCTCGTCGCAGGGATTCGCCAACCGCACCGACGAGTCGGGCGTGCTCCCCGCCTCGGGGACGTGGATGCACCAGATGTGCATCGTAGGGATCCGCTTTGCTGACCAGGCCCCCAAGGGCGTCCGCAAGGTGGACGCGGCCCTCGTGCTCAACAGCTGGGGCACGAAGTGGATCTCGTATGCCGGCAAGTATCCGGCCGACCAGCCCGACGGGTCATTTTGGGCCACGCGCCCGGTGATCGAGGGCATTCTCCGACAAGACGATTCCTATGCGATTGGGGACGTCAAGACGGGCTTCAAGTGGAGGAAGATTCACCATGGCAACTGGCTCGACCAACCCGCCCAGTGACGCCCAGCGTCCGTGGGACAAGCGTCTGATTGCGGCCGGGGCTGTGCTCTTCGCGCTGGGCTGGTTCGTCGGCCAGGGCAACGGCACTCCGCTCAACCCGTTCGTGCCGGCCAAGCCTGAGCGGCCGGTGTTGGCGGCGATCGCCAAGCTGGCCAAGGCGGCCATGTGGATTCTGGTGGCCGAGCCGGTGCCAGACGACCTGCCGCCGGAAGACCGGCTGGCCCAGATTGGACGCAACCAAATCAACCACAGGGAGGGCTGGTGATGTTTTCGATTCTCGGCTGGATCATCACGGGCTGGATTGCCGGCTCGGTCGCGGAGTGGTTTGTGCCGCACGACAAGCCGACGCCCGGCTGGCAGACGATCGCCACCGGCGTGGCCGGCTCGATTGTCGGCGGCATGGTCTACGCCACGCTCCACGGCAGCGGCTACTCGCCGGCCGGGATCGTGTGGTCGATTGGCGGGGCTGTGATCTGCCTGTTCGGGTACCGGTGGTACATCACGCAGGGGGGCTGACCATGGACTGGCTGTACCGGATGATCGTGGCGTTTCTCGTCTGGCTGTCGGCCGAGCCGCAGGCGGTGGACCTCGAGCGGCCCCGGGCCGCGGCGGCCGTGCATGCCGCAATGGCCAGCCTGGCCACGGCGGCCCCGAAGCCCCCCGAGCCCCCGCCCCTGCCGACGCCGCCGGACCCGAAGCCTGACCGCTGCTGCGGCGAGTGTGGCGGCAGGGGCTATTTGGTGATGCCTGACGGGCATCGGGTGGCTTGTCCGTGCCCGGCCGACTGCCCCTGCAAGAAGGCGAAGCCTTGCAAAGACGGCAACTGCCCCACCCCCGGGGCATCGCCCGCGACAGTTTCACCGGCCGGGCCTGCGGGCGGGAGGTGACGGTGGGCGATGCCTCGGCGGTGGATACCCCGCTCTCCGATCTTCGCGACGAGGTCCGGCGGCGGATGGGGCACCAGGCCAGCGGCCTGGCCGACGCCTGCGACGAGGTGACCACGACCGTGGCCTACTTCTGGCCGCAGAAGTGGATGGCCCATGTGGCCCGCACCCACCTCGACCCGATGCCCGCCACGATCGTGGCCGTGGACGTGATCGAGGCCAAGGTCCGCGAGGACTTGGAGGCCCGGTTCGGCACCGATGGAAACACCCTGCGGACGCTCGACCTGTTGGTCGGCTCGGTCGTGACCGAGTTTGCGGGCATGTGGTTCGCAGGTGCCGAGGAGCGGATCGCCATGCGGCGGGCGATGTGGCAGGCCCGGCAACGCTAGCCGGCCATGCCGGCCGCCACGATCCGCAACACGATAATCAGCAGCTCGATCCAGACGTCGGCGTTCATGGTTTGGCCCTCCTTGGCCGTTGGTTGTCAGGTGACAACAGGGCTATCGGCTGTTGTCAGATGACAACTTGAGCGCGTCCGCCCGGTGGACGAACAGCAGGCCGTCGATCACGACCGACCGGACGCGGCCGTCCATGGCCAGCCGCCGCATGTATTGTCGGGACACGCCCGCCAGTTTGGCCGCGTTGGTGCAGGTGACGTAGTCGTCGGTGTCGATCCGCATGGGGGCGGATTGTACCGACCTCAGTCGTGGTGCCACCACTTGGCCACGCGCAGGCCGAGCAGCCACACGACGCCGGCAAATAGGGTCAGGCCGCCGTTGCCCATCATTGCGGCCTTGCCTGGCCCTTCGGACGTCTGGCCGGCCATGATCATCAGGCCGACGCCGAGGGCAAACGTCACCAATGCGAAGGGCTGCTGAACCTTGATCCTCTTCCTCGTCTGCTGAACCGTAACCTCTGCCATCGTGGTCTCCTCGGTTGCGGGGCGGTGCCCCTCGAATGGTGGACGATCCTACAATCACGCCGCCCCGGCATCCACCGGCGGCTCGAGGTGGCCTAGTTCGACCTCACCAGCGGCCGCGGCGTCGGGATCTGACGGCCGATGATCGTGGGGTCGCCATAGGACTGATCGAAGACGCGGCGGGTGTTCCCGAGGTGGCGGTGCCCCGCCCCGTCCAGTTGGAGTTCGACGTCGGTCCCGGACCCGCGGCGGATCCACCGCCAGGTCCCGGCCCGGATGCCGGCCTTGGCCACGAGCCGCAGCACCTGGTCCCGGAACGTCTCGCCCGACGCCGGCCAGGGGCAGACCAGATCCCGGGGGCAGGCGGCCAGGCTGGCCCGCAGGGCGGCCATGGTAGTGGCCGACAGCCGGAAGGTGGACACCTTGCCGGTTTTGCTTTGGGCCACCGAGGCTGTCCCGTCCGGGCCGACCACGTCCACCCGCAGGGCCACCAGATCGGCCCAGCGGAGGCCTGAATCCCAGGCGACACGGATGGCCAGGTCCCACCAGGCCGCCCGGGAGAGGCCGCAGCGGTGTTTCCTGGGCAGGGTGGCCGCCGCGGCCAGCAGCTGCTCCACCTCGGCTTTGGTCCAGGCCGTAGGCACCAGCTCGGGCACCCGGACCCGGCGGACCCGCCGGGAGGACGGCTCGGAGGCCATCCCGTCGTCGGCGGCCGCCCGCCAGAGGGCCAACAACATGGCCTTCTTTCCCTTCACTGTGTGCGGTTTGACCGTAGCGGCGTAGTCGCGGAGCCACTCCGACACGCTGCGCTCGTCCAACTCGTCCAGCCGGACGGGCCGACCGGCCCACCGCTCGACCAGGTCGGCGACGATGACGTATTGGCGCAGCGTCCCCGGCTTCACGTCGCGGATCAGCGAATACCCGCGGCGAGCGTAATCACCGAGCGTTTCTGGGCCGGAACGACGAAACATGGCCTGCGGAAACTAGATAAACGGGGGGGGGGGCATTTTCAGGGGTCTTCCGCCGAGGGGTTCGTCCCCCGAATCCTGACCCGATTGAATCGTCCGTCAAATAGCCCGCACGACCCGCAAGCCCGACATTCGGCACCGTTGGTCGGTCCCGCCGCCTTCAGTTCCGTAGAGCATCGGTCTACGGAACCGAAGGTTGCTGGTTCGAGCCCAGCGGGGTGTAGTGGGCTGGTCAACGCTATGGCTGGCCAGAACGACTAGGCAAGCCAGGAGGGTCGCCACATGGCAGCGATGAGGAAGACCAAGCCGGTTGGCGGCAGGCCCCGCAAGTGCGTCCCAACGCCATGGGGCCAGCGAGTCGACAAGTTGGCTGAGCGCCGCGGACTGACGCGGAGCGAGTTGGCCGAGCGGGCGGGGATCACGCCCGTCTCGCTCTGGCAGTTTCTGATGGGCAAAGCGCGGCCCCGGCTAGAGACCGCCGGCCGCCTGGCGGATGCGTTGGGCGTACCGCTCGACAAGCTGCGGTAACGCCCCCGTTTTTGCATTTTTGGTGCTACCTAAAAACTCCTGTTGACGGGTTATTAGGTGGCGTCTAATCTCTCGCCCGTGACGTCCATGACGGACGCCACCACGCAGGCTGGACGCACCAGCCGCGTGACGGAAGCACCAGGCGAGGACACGCCATGGCAGCCGCAGGACGCGGAGCAACCGGGCCGACCTCGCCTCAGACAGGAGGTCGTGATGAAGGTCAAGGTGACGGACGCTCAGATCAGGAGCTGGAGGCTGCGGGGCTACTCGCTCGCGCGCATCGCCTCGGCCTGCGGAACGACTACCTCCGAGATCTCGCGCCGGATACAGCGCATCTGGCAGGAACAGTACCGGCCGCCAATCGACGGCTGGGGCGACCCGCGGCCCGAGCAGATCAGGCAGCTCTGCGAAGAGATCCAGCGCGAGTGGTCCGAAAAGGAGCGCCAGAAGCGACACGTCGGACGCGCAAGAAGCTGGAGGCCGGTCGTCGTACCCGCCTCGATCCTGGCACTTGCCCGCGACTGAAACTGTGGCTTCACCGCGTGGCTCGGGTTCACGCTCACCTGTGCGCGATCATCCGCCTCTACGGCAACCCGTCGAAGGCCGGCGGACAGAGCAACCAGGGCGAGACCTACGCGGCCCGCGCGGCTCGCGGGGACCGCACGCTGCTCTACGACGCGATCGGCCTCTCGATCGACGAACTGGTCGAGATCAGGAACGAGATTCAAAAGGTGATCGACGCGGCCGTGCCGACCCAAGCGGCACCGGGCAGCGGCGACAAGGTGTCGGAGATGGCTCGCCGGGCGGAGCGGGGCGAGTCGCTGTTTGTTGATGGGGATGGACCCCGGTCTGGCGAGGGATCGCCGGGCGGCTGAGGGATTGGCAGTGGCCGGCCGGCGGCGAGGGATCGCAGCCGGCCGGACTTACACGGAGGTGCGCGTTGCTGGTGCTGTCGCGTCGAGTGGGTGAGTCGATCGTGATCCCGGACTGCCGGGTCGAGATCGTCGTGCATGAGATCACGGCCGGCATGGTGCGACTGGGGTTTAAGGCACCCAACGACGTCGACATCTACCGGGAGGAGATCTGGAAGGACATGTGTTTTCAGGATTGGAACCAGAGGAGGCCAAACGATGGCGCTGAAGATTGAACGAGGAATCCAGGCATCGCCCGTAGCGGCGGTGATCCACGGGGTCGAGGGCATCGGCAAGACGACGCTGGCCAGCCAGTTCCCGAGCCCGCTGATCCTCGACACCGAGGACGGCAGCAAGCGGATCGACTGTGCCCGGGTGCGGATCACGAAGTGGCTGGAGCTCGTGTCGGCGATGCTCGACCTGGCCGGCGACCCGCAGGGGTTCAAGACGGTGGTCGTTGACTCGATCGACTGGGCCGAGACGCTTTTGCGGGCCCACCTCCAGGCCAAGCTCGGCAAGCCGGTCGACGAGCTGCCCTACGGCCGCGGCTTCGGCGTGCTCTCGGAGGCGTTCCAGCAGCTGATCGACGCGGCCGACGGGCTGGTCTCCAAGGGGCTGAACGTCGTGTTTGTGGGCCACAGCGAGGTCAAGCGCTGCACGCCGCCGGACATGGACGAGGGCTACGACCGCTACGAAATCAAGCTGTCGAAGAAGGTGGCCCCGATCGTCAAGGAGTGGGCCGACCTGATCCTTTTCACGAACTACAAGACGCGGCTGGTCGAGGGAGCCGACGGCCGCAAGAAGGGCAGGGGCGGCAAGGAGCGGGTCATGTACGCCGAGCGGACGGCGGCCTGGGACGCCAAGAACCGCTTCAACCTGCCGGCCGAGATGCCCATGGACATCGGGCAACTCGAGGCGGTGTTCAAGGTGCAGACGCTGGCCGACACGATCCGCGGCCACATCGCCGCGGCGACGGACGTCAAGCAGCTGGGCAAGTTCGGCGACCGGATCGACCAGCTGGTGAGCGAAGACAAGATCACCGGCAACGAGTGGGCCAGCCTGACCGACGCGATCGCCGCCCGCCACCAGGAGCTCGAGCCGGTGGAGGAGGTGGCCCATGAGTAAGCCGGCGTGGCACAGCACCTGGACGCGGATGCGGCGGATCGGCCGGCGGCGGTCGTGGATGACGTGGGGCGAGTTCACCGGCCTGCTGGCCACGCTCGGCGTGTCGCTGACCCCGTACCACGTCAAGCTCGCCACGCAGTCATGCCCGCCGGTGCGGATCCACGGGGCAAAGAGATACGAGGACCGGCACGTCCAGATGGCCGTGGGCTACGCCCGGGCCAAGGGCCTCGCCGCGCCCGCAGAGGAGGCCGCATCGTGAGCGAAACGAACGAGCAGCGGATGGCCCGGCTGGCCCAGGAGGAGCGGACGATGGCGGCCGTGGCGGGCCTGTGCCAATCGCATGCAGCCGGGGCCATGTCCTACCGGACGGCCATGGGCCTGCTGCGAGATCTGATCGACGAAGACACGGCCCGCATCGTGCGGGTCGGGATGGAGAAGCACACCCCGGAGGTGACGACATGAGGTTTGACGATTTCTGGCTCGACGACGAGGGCGGGCAGCCCAGCGGCGACCTGCCGATGGCGACCGACGGCGAGCATGCCGCCGAGATCACGGACGCCAAGTTCAAGGATCTGAAGTTCATGGTGAAGCCCGAGAACCCGCAAGGCACGTCGCTGGTGCTGGCCGTGAACATCAACGGCTTCCGGCCGCTGGAGGCGATCATCCCGGCCCAGATGCGGTGGCTGATCGAGTCGGTCTGCCGGTCGGCCTCGGTCAACGTCCCGGTCAAGGGGCAGGACTGGGACTGCGAGCAGCTCGTCGGCCGGCAGGTGCGCGTCGAGACGGTGTTCGGGATCGCGAAGAGCGGACGCGAGTACGTCCGGGTGGACAAGTGGATTGCCGGCCCCGAGCCGCTGCCGGCGGCCGCGGCCAAGCCGGCCCACGCGCGGACGCCGGCGGCGAAGGTCGAGGCTGTGGGCCAAGGAGGGTCGCCCGATGACATCCCCTTTTGAGAAGGCCGAGTTTCTCGGCGGGCCGCTCGACGGCACGACCTACGAGCGGCGAAGCGGCAAGTTTCCAAGGCGGCTGCCGGTTCAGGTCAACCGCTATGTCGAGTTGTACGTCGCCGGCATCGGCCGGCATGGCAACGTCGTCTACCGGCACAAGGGCCGGCTGGCAGTGGAGGCAGTGAAATGAGCGACGAGCGACCACGCCGGTACATCGCCTTCCTGACCGAGAGGGCATCGGAAGAGGAAGGCATGGGGATCTTCACGACATGGGGCGAACTGACGCCGTGTGGCGAGTGGGTCGAGACCAATTACCAGTTTGCCGACCCGACGCGGAACAAGGTGATCCGAAACAAGCTGGACCACCACTGGGGCGAAACGCCCGCGGCGGCCATGGCTGCCAAGGCAGACAAGATCCGTGCGATCGCCCGGCGAATGCTGGACCAGGCGGACGAGCTGGAGGCCGCGGCCGCCGCGGAGAAGGTGACGACGTGAGCGACCAGACCCCCTTCGGGACACATCTACACGCATCTACAAACGGTGACGAATGACCAGCCGGTGGTTGACCAGCGACGAGGTGGCACAGCTGCTGCGGGTGCGACCGGCGACGGTGGCCCAGTGGCGGTGGCGTCGGCGAGGGCCGGCGTTCGTGAAACTCGCTGACGGGCCGGCCGGGAAGGTGCGGTACGAGCGGCGGGAGGTTGAACGGTGGATGAAAGATCCGGTGAGTTACCAAGCAGGGAGGACAAAGTGACGCAGGTTTTTGAAGACATCAAGATCGACGCCGAGTTTGCGGGCCTGATCCCGCCGCTGTCTGCAGAGGAGCGGCAGCAGCTGGAAGACAACATCGTCGAACACGGCGGCGCACGCGACCCGCTGGTTGTGTGGGCCAGCAAGGGGACGCTGACGCTGCTTGACGGCCACAACCGCTACGAGATCTGCACGCGGCTGGGGCTGCCGTTCGACGTTCACGAGATGCGGTTTGGCAGCCGAGAGGAGGCGTCTGACTGGATGGACCGCAACCAACTGGGCAGGCGTAACCTTCACCCGGATGCGTTCACGCTGTTACTTGGGCGGCGTTACAACCGGGCGAAGAAAACAATGGCCGAGGCCGGTGCGAGCAAAGGTAAAAGTTGCCAGAGCTCAACGACTGCGGAGCGTCTTGCCAAGGAACACGGCGTTACGGAAAGGACTGTCCGTAGTGCAGGCAAGTTTGCGGAAGCTGTCGCCAAGGCGGAAAAGATTTCTCCTGGCATTGGGCTGAAAGTAGCACACGGTCAGTCACCAGCGCGTGCCGCAGTTATCAAGGCCGCCGAGCTGCTAGAGAAGTCGCCAGACCGAGCTCGCGAGATCATTGATGGCGGCAAGAAGATGGCGGACGTGATCCGCGAAGAGAAACGTGCGGAGGTTGTGGCGAAGCTCGAGAACGTCGAAGCCCGCAAGGCAAAAGAACTTGCAGGCCAGTACGACGTGATCGTGATCGACCCGCCGTGGCCGATGGAGAAGATCGAGCGGGACGTCACGCCGGAGCAGGTCGCGTTTGAATATCCCACCATGCAGGAGGACGAGTTGGCCGCCATGCAGCTGCCGGCCGCCGACGATTCCCACGTCTGGGTCTGGACGACCCAGAAGTTCCTACCGATGTGCCTGCGGCTGCTTGACGCCTGGGGCCTCAAGTACGTCTGTACGTTCGTCTGGCACAAGCCAGGAGGATTTCAGCCGTTTGGCCTGCCTCAATACAACTGCGAGTTCGCCGTTTACGCCAGGCGTGGGACGCCGCAGTTCATCGACACAAAGGCGTTCCCGGTTTGCTTCGACGCGGCACGCGGCAAGCACAGCGAAAAGCCTGAGGCCTTCTACGACGTCGTGAGACGAGTCACTGCCGGCCGGCGGATCGACATCTTTAACCGCCGCGAGATTGACGGGTTTGACGTTTGGGGGAAGGAGGCCGCCGACTGATGGGATACAGCGAAAACCGCGAGTGGGCTGACCAGTTTAATCTGCAGCTGCGGCTGCTACTTGGGCCTGTTTTGATCCGCGAAGCAACGCCGGACGAAGACCGCACGTCTGCGACCGACATGGTCTTTGAGACGGATGCCCTACGGATTTCATGTCGGGTGCGAAAGCACACGAAGGCCGCATACGAAAGGTTTGGCGGCCAGTTCACCCTAAGAACAAAGACCACATACGGCGTCAGCGAGTTGGAAAAGGTGAAGCGCGGCGACGTTGACCTCATGCTTTACTGCTGGGGCAACGGCGAAACCCGACGCATTCGCGAATGGGTTTTGATCGACCTTCGGGTATTTGTTGCTTGGGTAGCAGAGCGGGAATCGGCCGGGATGGCTCACATGGCGGACCGGGGTAACAACCACGACGGTACATCGTGGGGCGCGTGGTGGATCGACCTGCTCCCTTCAGCAGCCGTGGTCGCCAGCGGGATCGGTCTTCAGCTTCACGAAGATCGCTTGGAAATCTTGTAAAGGGAGGGGCAAGGATGGCCGGTAACTGGATCAAAATGCGGCACGACCTCTACGACGACCCGGACACCCGCCGGGTGGCCCGGATCACCGGCCTCGACCGGGACCAGGTCTGCGGCAAGCTCTACCGCCTGTGGTCGTGGGCGGATC